TGTATTGGGGTTGGTTAAAAATTTAATAGAGAAAGAAGATCCTAAAGTATTAACTCCTGAAGATAAAGAAACAGCACTAAAACTTTTAGATATTGACATGATTGAAATGCAAGAAGTCACAAAAAGATGGACTTCAGACATGGCAAGTACATCATGGTTGAGTCAGAATGTAAGACCTATGACCCTCGTATTTTTTTCGGTTAGTTATATTGTTGGTTGGTACCTAGATTATCCCTTAGAATCAGTCTCAGGTGTATTGAGTTTGATTGTAGGAGCATACTTTGGCTCCAGGGGAATTGAAAAAGTCATGGGAAACAATAGACATAGGTAATTACAATGTAATTACTTTATCCCTCAACATTTCAAACATTTCAGATACCCTGTACTTAATTAAAATGTCTGAATGAAACTTTGTATACTTTGCTAACATCATTGGTGCCTGAGTGTCCTTATAATGTTTTGAAATTGTATTATCTGTTTGAAACATAAGTTCTCTTATATCAGCATCTGGAATACTAATAATGGATCCTGTTGTGTTGAATGCTTTTCTTGCTGACTTATAACTATGACCTGTCAATTTCTTGAATTGCATTTGATTGACTTTCCAAACACTATCATCTACCGAACCACTCATTATTGGAAAAAGACTGTCACTGTTTGTGTTGGTTATATTATTTAATAATCGTATAATTTTCTTTATTGGATCTAGCCCCATATACACTAAGCCCATTTTATTAGTCTTTGATCTAAAGTGTTTGTATACCATATTCTTTTCAGCAAATAAATATGTATTATGATTTTCATAAGTAGAGTTTACAAATGACTTCATTGATAACTTCTCAAGGTCTTTAGCATACATTCCTCTCATTGAAAACATTAATAAATAAATCAAAATAGATATTACTTCTTTATTAAATTTTTTATCATTGGGGTTTAAGTCTTTAATTACATCAATTAATTCATGAGATTTAATCCACTGTGGAGTGAAATTATTTTGTGGATTTGTTCTTACGTGAGGAAAAACATTAAATGTGATTTCATCTTTTAAAGCGTGAGAATGAATTGCTTTTATTGCTCTATGATAAGTATTAAATGTAGCAGGACTTCTGCCTCTTTCTAACAGGACTTTTTTAAGTTTCACCCAAACCTGTTTCTGACATACATCTTGAAAAGTGAGGTTCTTAATTCCAATATTAGAAGCAACTGATCTTACTTTGTTCTTATAATCATTAAAAGTGGTATCTCTCATTTGATCCTTAAGATGATTATCTAGGTAGGAATTAATGTCATTTACATAAGATCCATAGGTTAATCTAGTTTTAGCCTCTTCAAATGTAAGAGTTCCAATAGCACTTTGCATGTGAAGATCATGAACAACATCCGTTAGTTTTTTTACTTGTTTATTCTTTTGTTCAAAATATGGATGATCAGGTTTTAACCTTTTGTTTTTTTTATCCCAATATTTTTTATACACTTTTATTGAAGTATATATTTTTTTATCTAGCAGTTTATTTTTAAAACGAACATGCAACAATACAGTTCCATCTTTATTAGTTTCGTTTCTGCTTCCAATTAATAGTCCCATGGTCCCTGATTTGGTCCCTAAAACATAAAATGCTGTTTATAAGGTGTTAGCCTCAAAGTTATGCACAAAGCACGAAAATCTGATGGTAGGTTATTAACATTAGGTCAAAGTTATTGTATATATTTGCCGCTATGTTTAACATGATGTTAATTTATCATCATATCGGTATTCAAGACTTCTACCTCATAAAAAAGAGACAAATCTAAGTAGAAATATCTCTCTTTTGGTCCCTGATTTGGTCCCTAATTTTAATGTTAATAACTTTGATTATAGGCTCTTTGTCATTTTGTCAGACACTTTTACTATGAGTTTGCTTATACCTAATGTATCGTAAATTCTTGGACTTTTTGTTGACCTTTTATAAACGATGTAACCATCTTTTTTTAATAGTAAAATTGCTTTTTGTATTCTTTCTTCTTCTTCTCTAAAGTGATTAAATATTTCACTTTCAATTACGTTATGTTTTCCAGGCATATCTTTTAGTTTAAGTGTGATTTGAAAACCATCCTGAATGATCTCTAAAAGGTTTGTTTCTATTCTTCATATCCTCTGTTGGCTGCTCTTGGTCTTTTAAAGCAATCAATAACAGTATGAGATATCCTGTAAGATCCTTAACAGTATCTTCAGTCTTGTCGTATAGCCCTTTTTGTTTTATTCTAGATAATTTATCATCTATCCTGGCACATAAAGATACTACTGCATCGCCCTCTCCAAAAACTTTAATAGGTGATGTAGCACTATCACCATAGTCAGCGTTTTTAGAGATGAGAAGGCTGATGATTTCAGCACCAACCCTCTCAATTTTTTCTCTAGTATCCATTATTAAAACGGTAGATCAGGACCATCTTGTTTACCATTAACAAAGTTTTCAACCTTCTGCTCATGAGAATTAGACTTTCCGTTTGGAATGTTTCCATCGGCATAAGTAATTTTCCATGCGTTAGCATTAGCAGTCCTCAACTCTCCGTTACGATCTCTGTAACTTCTAAGGTTAATAGAAACCAATACTTCGTCTCCGCTTTTGTAAGCACTAAACAAGTTTGCCTTGGCACCAATTGCTTCAACAGGATAGTCTACAGGATACTGACTATCAGCACCTAATTCAACTGTTAATACTCTTTTTTCAATCTCTCCTTTTTGAGTTTGAATGGTTTGTGCATCAGAGATGTTTTTGATACGACCTTGTAATTCTAATGAATTGCTCATAATTAAATAATTAAACTGTTATATATATTCAGAGGTTTCGCAACCTCTCGCCTCCAAATATTGCAGGACTTCATTAACCACTTCATTTATATGGTCAATTTCTTTTATTAAAGAGTCATCTAACTCTTTGAGTTTTTTTACTTCTTCTTTTGTGTTTGTAACAGATACAATTTCTACGTGTGCATGATTGTGATCTGTTAGAAGTTTATCTATCTTAGGTATTCTAATCTTATAGTTTACAGGCATTTCTTGCATCTTATGGGGTATTAATAATTTTATTACTTACTAGCATTTGTATTAATTCCATCATGTCTTCTTTATACAAGATGCAATACTCTTTACCTCCTGGTGCTTTATGAAAAACAATTGGCACATCTGTTGGCTGTACAACCATGTCTGCTAACACCTTTTTGTACTGTGGGTTTCTTTTATAACATTTTGCCTGGACTACAAAATCTCCTGTGTTCATTAGATCAATTCCACGATCATCTAACATTTTAGATCCATACCTTGAGGTAACGCAATCCGTAAATCCTAATTCTTTAAAGTCTTTGACTAATTGTCTTTCGTAATTGTGTCCTTTGTTTCTGTTAGTGTTTGCCATATTTATTAAAATCTTTGTAGACATATACCATTTTGTTTTTTACAAAACTTTTTATGTCGTTGTATTCTGCGGTTTTGTGAAAACCTTTATGTACTAAATAATAATCTTCTCCATGTGCATTGGGTCTGATAAAATATTCTTCTTTTCCTGGTACAATCTCATCTATATTAGCCAATCGCAAAAATTCACCATTATCGAAAATTTTATGTACACCTATCTTACTGCCCCATTTATTTGTTTCCCAAACAATTTTATGAAGGTTTTGATTACTGTCCTTTAAACTTTGGGAATTGCCCATTCGATGTCTCATATTGATCTTCGTTATGCTCTGTATAGCATGTTGTTGTTAAATTATATTTGAACTCTTGCATTCCTGTCTTACCTGTAAATCTCCATCTGACTTTCCATATGTGAACCTCAACGAGTTCTTTTTCAAAATCTCTATAAACGGTAATACCATTGTCTACTTTATTAAAGAAGTGGGAAGAGCCACTTACGCTGTAACCTGAAGCGACCTCAACCTTCCCATTTTCTTTTTTTAGTTTTTGTGGGTGAGCCACTAACACTACACCACAATCATATGACTCTTTAAATATTTTAATTTTTGACAATTGCATTCCTGTGTATTGGTGCTCGTTCATTCCTCGTTCTATCTTATGTTCTACGAATGCCCAATTATCAATTATCAAACAATTAATTCCTAACTTCTTAACTAACTCTTTCCCTTTGTTTAATATTCCATCTACTGTAAGATCATTGTCTTTAAGATTTATAAAAAAGAAATGATTGTTTATGAAATCAATAGCGGGATCTAGTTCTTCAGGCTGAAGATTATCTACAGATCCTTTACCAAATCTTTTACCCGCATACTTTTCAATAAGTTCAGCAACATGAACTTTAATTGGCTGCTTTTCAGCAGAAAATATTCCAAACTTCCATCCCTTCTTAGCGAGTTCTATAGCAACCTGATCAACAAAACTTGATTTACCATGCCCAGGAACTCCTGTAACAAGAGTAAATTCGCTTGGCCTCCAGGACATTAATTCATCAAACTTTGGATATCCTATAGTATCACCTTTAGGCATACCATAGTTATATAAGTTGTGAATTTCTGATCGAGAATCTGATGCTTTACTTACACCTTCTAGTGGAAAGGGTTTTGCTTCATCAATACATTTAACTAATACTTCTGATCCATGATTAAGTAAAACATCATTGGCATCCTTACATCCCTCGGGAAAATTTACTAACCATACTCTTTCTTTCCCTAACCTTCTCGATAATTCATCTCTTAATTTAATTCCTGGTGCATCATTATCTAAAGCCAGGTATATTTTCTCCTTATTTTCAAACTCATCAATACTATTATCTAAGTAAGTTAGGTTTTGATTACCTGTAGATGCTCCGTTTGGAACAGAACAAGCAAACATAAGTTTACCTTGCTGTAGACCCGCCTCATAAAATGCCATTGCATCAAACTCTCCTTCCGTTATAACACACCATGAAGCGGGTTTAATAAGATCTAAACCATACATGATCATCTCAGACCCTTTGTTGAGTTTAAAGTTCTTCTGTGAGTCTCTAAATTTTACATTAATTCTTCGGCCTTTTCTTATGTAGTTAAATTGTATTACAGGTCTTTCAGCGGAAACCTGTGGCATCCACTCTACACCTTCAGTAACTCCAAAATATTCTATTGTGCTATTGTTTATACCTCTGTCTTTGAAAAACTTTAAAACTTTATCGCTTAGTGAAGATGATTTTACAACAGGCAATTCATATTCTGACTCGTACTCTGCAACAGATCCATTTTCTCCACAGTGATGGCAGTAATAAGTACCTGTCTCTACCCAAACTCTTAGGCATTTTTCATTCTTATTCTTTTTCCTTGTGTGAGAACACTTAGGACATTTAGTCTTCTGTGGCTCAGAGTTACTATTTCCATTGACTTCAATGCCAAGATCTTGCAGTTTAGATAAATTATCACTCATATTATTGCTATGTTTTTTCTGTTGGGGGTGACCTTATTCATTGTCTCCCACTCTTTATATTGTATTAGGTACTTCTCTACGAATTTGTTTCCAAAAATTACTTCAGGAGTAACAGAGGATTGATACTTTTCACTCCAATTCTCTTTACACCAAACAAACACATCTACCATTTGGGATCCTGTGATCAATTCCCCATCAAACTTTTTAGATAAAATGCTTTTAAATCTTTTCTCGTATGTTCTTGGGTTGTATTTATGTTTAAACCTCTCGTTTAAATATGTTATAACTTCACTGCATACCTTTTGATATTCAAGAGATATTGTTTGATTGCCATCTGCAACAGCAACATTAAACCACAGCGGAGTAGTTCTAAATTTTGGATGTGCTTTTGTCCCTATATTTTCAACAGTACCTTTTTCTGAAAGTTCTGTCATATATCTACTCATTGTCCTGGAGGACGAGTTAAGTTCTTCTGCTAGATCCGTTAATGTTTTATCACAATACCCATCAACTGATGTGTACTTGTATATTAGATCACACAACATGTATGCTAGAGGAGAAATGTCGTGCTTTCTCAACACCTCATATATAATTGTTGTTGATCTTATCATTTTAATAATATTTTATGATAAAATAATGTTGGATTTTTCTTGTTTCTATGTGACTCAATCTTACATTCAAGTGTAACTATTTCGCCAATTTTAAAATCTACTGTTTTTGCTATGGTACCATCCCAACAGTTAATGGCTATGTGAGAATCTTCCAAAGTTTTGAGCCACATTGTTACAAAAGAATGATCTTCATTTCCTGATTCAACTATCTTTGGTTTTGATATGTATTTTACTTGCCCTAATACAGTTACATTCATTTTATTTTTTCTTTAATTATATCCTTAAGAGACACTGATTTTTGGTGCTCTAGTCTGATATGGTTTAGTATTAGGTTTGTTTTGACAAAAAAACCTCTAGTAGTTACACTTGGATCCTTTGTGTTGAAGTAGTTATCAAGTATTGACAAAAACTTTTCTTCAAGAAATTCCACATGATCCATTGGCTCACTTAAAAACTCTTGTACTTCTGTTTTGGAAAAATTAAACATCCTAGAAACTCCAACAAAAATGCAAAGGCCAAAATAAGAGTTGCCTTCCAGGACAGGATCCACTTCTAAAGTGTGTTGATTTTTAACTGCTAAGTTGTTTAGTATGCCCTTCTTTATATCTAATAATTTCATTTTAAAAATTTAATAATTTCACGTCCTTGTATCTTACGTTAAAGGTCTTTCCCCAAACGATCTTACCACTATCACCAAAGTCTACTTCCTGTGCTCCACGATGTAATAGGATTTGTTTTATTTGCTGCATTGCTAACTGTTTACCCGCTTTAGCAACCTTTTCATCTTCCCTAAAATTTATATATTGCTTTGTCAGTTCAGTGATTTCATCATTAGAATCAATCTTAACTCTGTCAAGCATTGCCTTATGTTTGAATGATAAAAATTGATCTAAATCTACTTTGTATTGATCTTCAACATCAGGCTCTAGATGTGATACGAGTCTGTATGCATCGTTTGTGTTTCCTTGAACACCTTCAATATCAATAATTCCTCTTGCTTCCTGGACGCTATTGTAAAACTTCTCACCTTCAATAAGTATAGTTTCCTGTATATTCTGATTTGCTTCTACAGTAAATACATCCATATGTCTACCATCTTTTAAAAAAGCGAACTGTCCATAATCGTATCCCAGGACTAACATGTATAATTGGATTTGTGCTATGTAATAAGGAGGTATCCCGCCTTCCCATTTATCTGCATTGTATCCTGAAATGGTTTTAATTTCTAATACTCCTCTTCCTGGTATTTCATCATGACTTGTTATTTGTCTATCAATATTTGCAAACAAAAAAGGATACTTCTCATTGATAAAAATAGAATTACGTCTAATTGATTTCCTTAATTTAGTTTTGCTTTGATAATTATTTATCATTTCAATTGGATCTCCTGTCCAATATTGCCATAGATCTGCAACGTAATCTTCTAAAAGTCTTCCATGAAACATAATCTCATTGTCAATGTTTTTCATGTTGGCTGTTCCGACAGATTGATTCCATCTTGTTATTTTAGAAGTCCAGGGATTAAGTCCTAACAATGTTGATGCATCTGATCCTCCGACCATTCCTTTGTAGACTAAAGTTTTTCTTAAATCAACCCACTCTTCGTAAGTTAGGTTTGCTGTTGGTATTCTAGTTATTTTGCTCATATTTTACAGTTTTTTTTTAATGCTTCTCTGATTAATTGAGAGATGTTTTTTCTCTCTAAATCGCATGCTGAATGCAGTTTGTTAACTTCACTTGGGGTAAGTCTGAATGTAATTCTAGTGGACAGTTTCTCTGTAATTCCTCTTTCCATTTGTCGTTTTTAAAGAAAGGGAGGACACGTAAAGACAGTGGTTGACTTCACAGGTTGTTGTTGGTTTGCGTCCTCCCTCTAAATTATTTGCTTGCTTGTGCTATGGCCTTCTTAGATTTTTCAGCATTAATTAAAGACTTCAATTCCTTAATTTGCTCGGCAGAAAGTAGAGATTTGTTTGCGGGGATACGTTTCTCTACAGCGTTATAGTCTACCGTTATGTATGATAACATCGATTGATAAATTTCAGATCCGTTTGATGCTTTGACTCTTTGAAGTTCTTTGGCCTCGTCTTCGTCCATAATAGAGTCTTCACCACTATCAACTATTCCTAAAATGAATAGTGCACGATTTAATGCTCCTGATTGGCATTTTTGAAAAGAGAATGGCTCGTTTGTTCTCTTGTGTGCTACACCATCAGCGACCATTACTCTGTCCTGGTTGTAGACTTTACCTATCATAACGATAATACTATCGTTCATCTCAATGATCTCAGTTTCAAGTGTGTATCCTTCATTTCGGAAATAGTCGTTGAAATAATTCAATCTTTCAATCCAAGGTACAATATTTACTCCTCTACCTATTGATGTTTTTTTTAGTTTTCGCTTCAGTTTCATTTCTTGATGTTTGTTTTAGATTGTTTAAATAAAAGTTTACTATATAATATTTTCTTGCGTGAAATAATATTGATTCCCAATCAAATACCCATCCTCTAATTCTTCTTTCCATGCATATATCTTCATGATATGTGAGCATGAATAATTTGAAATCTCTTAGAGAAAATCTTTTTCGATCATGAATAATTTCCTTGTTGTCGTAGTCAAATCTGACCATGTGATATATGGGTATTTCATGTCGTGGTTATTTTCTATAAATGTATGACAAATAGTTTTAAATTTGAACTAATGTTCAAACAAAATCATTTTATTTTATTAACATTTGATTGTGTATTCTTTTTTGTTTTTCTATAGAGTCTGAGTTACTGTGCTTTACGTATCTATAAAATGCTTTTGAGCCGTTAGTGTGCCCGCTAATATTCCTGGCCTCGATCTCGCTAAGACCCTTGGATAGTTGGTAAGTTATACCGCTTGCTCTTAGTTTGTGGGGAGTTATAAGATCAAACAAAAACTTTTCTTCATGCACAGGGTTACCGTTATGATCATAACTGTACACTATTTTCTTTTTATGAAATTCATTATAAAACTTAAGCAGTTCTTTAAGTCTTACTCTAAAGTATTGTTGTGACTGAGAAAAGGATCCCTTGCCCTCCAGGAATTTTAAAACATCATCAGGTAAGTAAAAAGAAGATATTGATCCTACTCCTTTTTTAGTAATTATCGTAACAACACTGCCATCTGAAGAGGCCTGGAAGTTTACCAGGTCACTTACTCTCATGCAAGAGTATAGCATAAGCCTGGTGTAGTACCATATATCCTGGAGTTCGATTCCTGGGTTGTTGTTATGTATAAGTTCTACTTGTGATGGCTCTAGAGCAATGACCTCCGTTTGAAGTTCCTTCATGCTCTGTAGTCCAGGAAACAGGTAACCATAATATGCTTCTGCTTTTTTAAGAGTTGTTCTTATTATTTTTAAATGTGTTTTCCTGGTGTTATGATGTTTGCAATCTTCTAGCATCATGTTGAGGTACTTATTTACGTGCGTCTGTAAATTTCGGGTGACCTTCAATCTATCCTTTCTACTGTTTACGCTATTAAGATCTAAAGCATCTACATTAAAGTTATAATTGTATGCAGACATTTGATTGTATACCTGTCTGTAGGAAGTTATAGTAAGGTTTGAAAATTTCTTTCCATAATTCAATATAGATCCATCCTCTAGTAAAGTAATGACTTGTTTCAGTAAGTGTAAAAAGGTTCCAGGCTTCATAAAAGTTCTTTAAAGTTAGTAAGATGGTTTTGTACTATAGTTAATCGTTGATGATGTCTATTATCTCATCAGCAACCTTACCGTAATAGTCTATTATTTTGCAAGACTCTTCAAAAAATAAAGGAGATGCTCCTGTCTTCTTTTGATTTAGAGTGCTCTTCTTTTTTTTGGTACCGTAAACATATTCGCAAACCTCGGTGGTCGGTAGATGGGTGAGTTGCAGCAGATTGTACGCTGTCTTTTTAAACCTTTCATGGGATCTATATTTGATCCTTAAATTTTTTTCAGTTTTCATAATTATTAATATAATACTAGCCACTAGTCTTACTTTATAATAATACCACACTCAATTAGACTGTTTTTTCACTTTTGGGGTTTTGGGGTTTTGGGG